AAGACCATTTGCACCGGTATCACCTTTATCACCCTTGAGTGACAAGATAAAGTCAGATTCATCAATTGTGTCATCACCATTCAGATCTTTACTGTTACCAGTTGCAACCCAAATGTCGAAGGCTGAGGTTCCGTCGGCACCTTGTGCCCCGGTATCACCCTTAGCACCTTTGATCGAAGCGATAAAGTCATTGATGTCAATTGTGCCGTCGCCATTCACATCTGAACCACCATTTTGGAGCCAGACATCAAAGGCTGATTTTCCATCAGCACCCTTAGCACCAGTGATTGAAATCTCAAAGTCCGTTTCGTCGGTTGTCCCATCGTTATTCAAGTCTGAACCACCATTTTGGAGCCATACTTGAAAGGCTGAGAGGCCATTCGCGCCGGTATCTCCTTTATCACCCTTGGCTCCGGTAGCACCCTTGAGTGAAGCAAGAAAGTCATTGATATCAATCGTGCCGTCGCCATTCACATCAGTACCACCATTATTGAACCAAACATCGTATGCTGATGTACCATCAGCACCCTTGGCACCAGTAATCGCAATTTCGAAGTCGGTTTCATCAATGGTTCCATCGTTATTTTGATCCGATCCACCGTTCTTCAACCAAACAAGGTAAGCCGAGTCGCCTTGAGCACCAGTTGCACCTTTCAATGAGTCAAGGTAGTCGTTGATGTCGATCGTACCATCGTTATTGCCATCCGAACCACCATTTTCAATCCAGATATCAAGGGCCGATTTTCCATCGGCACCAGTTGCCCCGGTATCACCTTTTTCGCCTTGTTCACCGGTATCACCTTTGGCACCAGTTGCGCCCTTCAATGAAAGAATGAAGTCAGACTCATCAATTGTGTCATCGCCATTCAAGTCTTTACTGTTGCCAGTTGCAACCCAAATATCGAAGGCAGATGTTCCATCATTTCCTTGATCACCCTTCGCACCTTTAAGCGAAAATAGGAAATCATTAACATCGATTGTGCCGTCACCGTTCACATCGGAGCCGCCGTTGTTCAGCCATACTTCATAAGCTGACTTACCGTCAGCGCCCTTCGCACCGGTAATTGCAATTTCAAAGTCGGTTTCATCAACGGTTCCGTCATTATTTTGATCAGAGCCACCGTTCTGTAGCCATACTTGGAAGGCCGAAAGACCATTTGCACCGGTATCACCTTTATCACCCTTGGCACCAGTTTCACCTGTGGCGCCCTTAAGTGAAGCGAGGAAGTCATTGATGTCGATCGTCCCATCGCCGTTTACATCGGTACCACCGTTGTTGAACCAAACGTCGTAAGCCGACTTACCGTCAGCGCCTTTGGCACCGGTAATTGCAATCTGGAAGTCAGTTTCATCAACCGTTCCATCATTGTTCTGATCCGTGCCACCATTCTTCAACCAAACAGTGTAGGCCGAATCACCTTGGCTTCCAGTGGCACCTTTCAAGGAGATAAGGAAGTCATTAATATCAATTGTGTCATCACCGTTAAGATCTGAACCACCATTATTTTCCCAGATTTCAAGTGCTGAGAGACCGTTAGTACCAGCGTCCCCTTTATCACCCTTGTCACCCTTCAACGAAGCAATGAAGTCTTCAACCGTCTTGCCGGCATTACCATCTAATCCCAGCCAGATCTCGTAAGCAGATTGCCCATTTTTGCCCTTACCAAGTTGGTTTTGTAAGAAGAGATAGTAATCTTGTTCATCGACGGTACCGTCATTATTCAGATCATGACTATTATCGTTGTCATCAACGGTACCATCTCCATTGACGTCACCAGTGGTGTCTGTAATGTCGTTTAACCAGTAGTTGTATCCTGAGTTACCTTCACTATTCGCATCTGCAATGTTGGCCAAGTAAATGTAGTAATCAGCTTGGTCGACCGTGCCATCACCGTTCAAGTCAAGACTGGTATCCTTATCATCAATCGTACCATCTCCGTTGACATCAACCGTCTTACCGTCTGGAGTAAGGTTCAACCAGAAGTTATACCCAGATTCATTGTTAGCTTTAGCCAAGTTCGACAAGTAGAGGTAGTAATCATCTTGATCAACCGTACCATCACCGTTTAGGTCAAGTGTCGTATCATTGCTATCTGCTTTTCCATCCCCGTTGACGTCGACCGTACCGTCAGGAGTTAATCCCTTCCAGTGGTTGTAACCAGAATCACTCTTATTATTAGCAATATTAGCCAAGTAAATGTAGTAGTCATCTTGGTTAACTGTGCCGTCACCGTTCAAGTCAAGGTTGGTGTCCTTATCGTCGATTGTGCCATCACCATTTACATCAGTTGAGCCATCAATGTTGAGGTTCAACCAGTGATTGTAGCCTGAGTCACTATTAGCATTGTTAACGTTGTTCAGGTAAACAAAGTAGTCTTCCTGATTAACCGTACCATCACCATTCAAGTCAAGTGTATTGTCACTCGCATCAATTGTGCCATCACCATTGGTATCAGCGGTGCCATCTGGTGTCAGATTTACCCAGTAGTTGTACCCTGAATTGCTATTGATTGTAATTGGATCACCACCATTGATTGTAATCGTGGTGTTTCCATTTGCATCCGTCCCCGGCGTGATAGTTGGCGTTTCACCACTCTTCACAATGAATGTACCCACTGGAACTTTGACATAAACCGGATTGCCACTGGCATCCGTCTCTGGATCGCCATTCTCATCAACAGCTTGAACTGGTTGCCCATCATCACCGATCTCGTTGATCACTAATGTGTATTGTGTTCCAGCAACTGGTGTCGTTGTGTCACCATCAGCAATTGGGTTTCCATCAGCATCAACTGGTGTGCCATCTGGATTGCTTGGATCAATCATCGGTGATTGACCATCTGTCCCATTTGTACCATCCTTTGGATCTGCACGATAGATCAACCAGACATCCTGCCCGTCTGTCGCATACGCTGCATCATTACCAGTACCATCTTCGATACTGTCAACTGTATAATTATTTGGATCAGAGCCAATTAACAACTTAACACTAGACATGTCTAATTTATTTTCATTATTAAGTTGCACACCCTGATAGGACTTACCATCTGGCGTTTGAATCGTCTGATTATCGTTTTCTAATTGCTCAATTTGAGCTAAATAACCACTACCAGCGGGCAGATTGTCTAACACGATTGGATCTTTCAGTGCTACGCCATCCTCACCTTCGTAAACAAAGTGAACAACAACACTACCCGGTTTAGCCACATAATCTACATCACGTGTGACAGTAAGTACTTCATTACTTGCGTTGTCTTTGAAAGTATATGGCGCCTCACCATTATCAGTAGTCGTCGTATCCCCTGATGTTGCAACCGTCGCTGTATACCCTTGTGGCGTTTTCAACTGAGTATCAGTCAATCCAGCGAATGTACCTGAAACATCAGCACCTTTTGCAGTAGTTGCGGTTTCACCGTTTACATTTTCATCACTTGTCCATGCACTATATGTGTACGTTGGATTACCATTTGCGTCAGTATCAACTGTAACCGTACGATAATATGGCGTCGTTTGAACCGTCTGACTACCACCGACTGGAGAACCATAATTTACAACTTCTACAACATTCTTAGTCAGTGCTGCCCGTGAAGTTTTAGGATTATTTTCATCCGTATTTGTGGGTGTAAAGGTCGTCCGTGAGTACGTTACGGTTACATCCTTCGAATTTACTGGCTGAGTAGCTGTTGCACCTCTGTTTTCCATTTCTACCGATGCAATGTCTGGAGTAAACTCACTAATCGTTGGACTATCTTGCGCCGCGAAAATCCCTGATCCATTTTCAGATCCTGATACTGGCGTATAAATGGTTTCACCAGTCACATCGTTTGTAACAGTTGAATATACTAATGTTTGTTGTACGTCGGGTGCAGCTTGACCTCCACCATCATTCTTAGAAAAGTTGTAATGGATAGTTCTCGTAACCGAATAAGTGCCATACGTTAAGTTAGGTACTTGAACTTCAATACCAGATTCCAAAGGTTCCGTGGCTTGTAAGCCATTTGAAGTAATGGCATAGGTATTGTAAGCAACCTGATCGCCTGTCCCCGCATAGCTATCAATGCTATTTGGTGTGTGCAGGTTGAAACTAATGGTTTGATTTTGACCATCGATCGTCTGACCAGACGCAGCATTTAACGTAATTCTAAATGCGGTAACCTTGCTCCAATCACTAACCGCGCTCTCTGCCGACCAATTAGCTGAGCTTTCATTAGCCAATGTCACATCCGAGTCAGTTGTGTATTGAACGGTCACTTTACCATTCCAACCCGCTGGCAATGTAATTGGTCCAGTTAAAGTTGGTGTGAATGCTGAATTACGTGAATCTGATGTCGTTAATCCAGTATCATTTATAGTTGGTAAAACATCTAATAAATCTAACGTATTTAAAATTGGATCGGTATTAGCACTGGTATTAACCTTAACTGTTACATTTGAATCTAATCCAGTCGTTACTGTGTTAGTTGTAGCGCTAGCGCCATCGGTTGTTTGACTTGTTTGTAAAATTGCAGTTTTTGCAAGATTATATTCAGCACCAGTTCCAACCAAAGTATCCGTAGTTGAATCATTACCATTAATATCGTTTGTATCAGTTACACTAGTGGTGTCTGAAATTGTTGGCGTACCAGATACTGTTGGTACCTGAAATGTGTCATCGCCAAGATCAGTCAGTGCTTTAAACTGCAAGACTTTTGCTGCCTCGTCAGAAACGTTAATTCCCATTTGGCCTTGGATTGCATAGCCTGGTGTCGTGTAGTTGACGCCCCATGCAATTTTAACTAATTGTTGACCCGTTCCTTGATAATCATTATCAACTACTGTGTAAACATCAGTCTTATCAGTAGTTGTAGACTGGTCATACGTAACCCCTTGTGGCAATAGTACATAACTTATAAATTGCGTACTAGTAGTCAAGTTAGCCGAGGAATCAGCAGAAAGGCCAAAATTAACTGTTAATTGATGAGCACCAGTCGAAATTTGGTTACTTTCATTGGCACCGTCTAAACTGACATTTGCGACAACCGTTCTTGAAATACCTGTTGGACTATTAACAACCTCAACTGTTTGTGGCGCAGAATTTGCAACTTCTACCGGGTCAGGACCGCCATTAGTAATATCTTGTGGTGTCAATACATGATCCAGCCAAGAACCTGAATGCACATCTGCATCATACTGAGAAAATGTTTGATGCGTAATTGTGCCAGTAAAGCCATCATTTACTGTTGTCGTGAAATACAAGCTTTGGGTGAAGCCAAGCGGAACCCCAGAATCATCCGGAAGTCCAGAGTAATCAGGATTACTTAATTTGTATGCATCACCGTCATCTGCGCCCGCATTAACAAATGTATCAACATTATCAGGAATCACTTTATCAGGATCTTCAGTTAAATGATAATACAGGTAAACATCCACCACAGCTTTATCTGGATCTAATCCCCATGCTAATAAATCGCTACGCGTAACATCTGTTGTTTCGGCCGTAGAAATATCCGATTTTAGCACGTGATAAACATTATCGTCTTCACCCTCATACTTCACAGCAAGTGTAGCATAAGGGAAATACGTTAAACTGCCTTTATTGGCAGAGTCAATTGCAGAAAATCCCTTTCCAAGGTAGATTTCCTGCAAAGATTCATTTGGATCAATTGTTTCATGAACCGCACGATACTTAATATTTTGGAAATTCTCATCTTTCGCAAATGCGGCTGAATACGGATTAGCTACCGTAACATGAACGGTTAATACCGGATCATCTTCCGTATAAACTGTTGGATCTGCGTTAGCTCCACCAGTTGCATTCGTATCCCCTTGTCCATCCGCTGCCCCAGAAACGTAATGTGGTGTGTAAAATGTTCCAGTCTGATCAACACCATCACGAGGATCATATGGAGAAACTGTAAAGGTAGCTTCTGTTGCATCGCTATTAACTGCGGTACCGTCAGTAGTCGTATAGTTCATACTTGCATCTGTGGCTAATGGCGTGATACCCGTTAACGTACTGTCCACTTTAATCTGAATACCAAATTTCTTGACGAAATCATTAGCCATTTGTTCTGCTGTTGTACCAGCTTTGAAAGTCCAAGTTAACACACTTGATCCATCCGCGTTTGTTTGAACAGTTGGCTCGTCTACAGAATCCAGGTCAGTCCCGCTTTGTAGTCCTGTATAACTTAATCCAGCAGGTAAAGCATATGTTAATACAATATCACTACCTTCTTTTACTAAGGTGGTACCAGCGGTTGTCGTTGGAATATTATATCCAGCAGTCAATGTCACTGTATCACCAGGGTTAGGATTTACGTGGTTATAATTGTCCTGATTGATTGGTGTTAAACCCGTCATTTGGTTAGTAATACTATATGTTGCATTGGACTCTGTTTTTACACTGACATCCTCAAGATCGACTGTTTTTTCATCAGATTTAAAGCTTCCACTCAAAGTCAGTGTTTGACCGGCTAAGGTTTTTCCTTTTGTAGTTTCAAAGGCCAGTACGATATCATTACTAAAACCAGCATTCAGATTACCAAAACTGTATACTAATGTGCCATTAGTGGCATCCAGCGTTGGAACAACACCATTAATTGCCAAATCAGAAACTTTGTTTTGTAGCGTTACACCATCATCCGTAGGAATGTTTAACGTCAGTTCTGCATTATGATATGTTGTCTGAATACCGGTAACATCTAAATGTACATTAAATGATGCCGTGTTTCCAATTTCGACATTATTACTAACAGCGCTTGCATTAACACTTATAGAATTAGCATCTAATTCTGCCTTTTCCGCAGTTGTACTACTTGCGCTTGCACTGGCGTTCGTACTTGCAACTGCTGTCACTTCTTGGGCGGTTCCTGTCTGTTTATACTGATCGGCTGCTGCACTTTGTGCTTGAACAACTTCATCACTATTGGCATTCCCTAAATTTGTGACATTTGTGGACTGTGCCGGGGTATCAGCACTGCTAGCACTGCTATTTTCACTTTCTGATTTTTCGACTGCAGCAGTTTCTGCGGATGAAGCCGTACTAGTCGTTTTGGACGCTGAACTCGTCGCGCTACTAGCTACACTTGGTTTTGTATTCAACACCACTGTTGTACTTGAAGACGCTAAACTATCAACAGTAGCAGTTTCATTACTTTGAGTTGCATCAGTTGTCTCATCGGCATGAGCAGTTAGTGACGTCGCCCCAAAAATTGTCAAACTAAAGAGTCCCGCAAATAACCAATTTCGGCCTGACTTGTACATGCGATAATGTAAATTATCTTTTTCTTGGCGTTTTAATTGATTATTTTTTGAAACTTTTCTATAATCACTTTCCATTAGATATCTCCCCCATTGGTTGTACGACCAATTACTTAAAATTCCAATCCTAAACGACTAGGTCGTTTAGGATTCGCTCCTGACTTCCACTATATTTTTCTACCTCTCTTATCCCCCCATGCTCGACTAATTTTCGTGTTTTTGGGTACACCCATAAACACGATTAATAATAGATACAAGTATACTATTCACTTGATAAGTATGCGTGTAATTATTAACATATGATACTTAATACTTGATTAGAGTTTAACATTGATTTTAAGAATGTAAATATCTTCATTCACAAAAAAATCATGTTTTTTTCTCTTTTATACAGATGTATGGCAAATATATGGTTAAACGAATAAATTAATTTAAATTAAGTTCGTTGATTATTCGATAAACCACACTATTGCTAACACCAGTTTTTCTAGTAATTTCGACTATTTTATAATTGGCTTCAATCATTTTTAAAATCGTATGGTAGATGGATTTTGCATCCTCATCTTTTGAGTTTGGACCATATTTTATGGCGCGACCTTTATAAATGCCACGTTTTTTTGCCAGTTCGATTCCTTGGCGACGTCTTTCAGTAATTCTTTCAAGCTCGTCGGCTGCGGTAAATTTTTTTAGTTCAATCATTAAAGTTTTCAGTAACTTTTGGACGTTTTGATTTTGAACTTCTTCAAAGCTTGGAATGTCTAAAATGTGCAGTTTAGCACCTTTTAAATGAATATCAAACATAACTTTAGTCAAGTGATCCTGATCTCTGCCTAGTCTTTCCAAACTGATTACGACTAGTTCGTCTCCTTTAGTTAACTTTTGAATTGCCTTTTTTAAGATCGGACGATTAATATCAGCACCCGAAGCTTTTTCCTTAAAAATAATTTTTATGCCATTTTCTTTCAATAATTTGATCTGTCTGGCTAAGTTCTGTGTATTCGAACTAACCCGGGCATAACCGTACTTCATAGATAATACCTCCGAATTAAAAATAGTGTTTTTGGGTGTACCCATAAACACGATTTTATTTTCCCAAATTTCCCCTAATATCAAGGTATCATGATCTATCACAAGTGTAGAGAAATATGTACTAAGCAATACAAAAAAACGTATATCACCATGATTAAACATCTTTGGGATATACGTTTATAATATTTTCAATTCTAAATTTTGATCTTTACTAACCCATCATGTAAAAAATAACTTCTCTATTGATAATTAGTATCAATGTGGGAGATCGTTTTCTTGACTACTGGGGAGATGAAAAAAAGATAAACACGTAAGCTTAACCATCATTAATTTGCGTATTATTCGCTTTGAGTATTTTGTAAAGTAACCAAATTAAGGTGGGTGTCCTCACCTTTGTGCTTCCATTATCTGGTTCTTGGTCACAAAGCAAGTCGACCGTTTGAATTGATTGTAATAATACGCGCGTTCATCTTGTAATCAACCTAATTTGATGGATAATACAGTTGTGATGTTAACCCCATCACACGTCTCTTGCATTGCCTGGCACCTCCGCGAGGCAACGCCGGCCATGCTACCCGTTATCGCATGGCCTTTTTTTATTGTTTTTCACGACTATAGAAGAAACTAAATACTCCTTTTAGTTATATAGAGATTTAATTCTCTAATGATTTTTTAATAATGTTGGATGTTATCGAGAATTTCGAGTCTATTTTTTTCTCTTTAAATCAGCGTATTTCTTGCATAAAAAAATAAGCAAAGTTCGAGATTCCTATCAAATCAATATTTATGCAATACTCGAAAATGAATGCTTTATGTATAAAAAACCATCGTCGTAAAAAAGCGTTGGACGATTCGTTGGATGTTTTTAATCAAATCTATTGAAATTTCCATGATTTTTCATTGCATCCGCAATAAAATAAAAAAGACAGAGATTCATCAGAATCGCTGTCATATCAAGGGTTTGGAGCCTAAAGCGAGTGACGGGAATCAAAGTAATCTCTCCATATCATTGATACATAAGGTTTATATCAAGTTCCAATTATTGTCGGTGTACCTGTGGTGTACGTCAGAAAAAAATCGCATGATATCATTCAACACATTTTGTAGTTTTATATGTGTTCCCGTTGACTTTTATGTAAAAAAATATACGATCGTCTTGGATGAACGAATCCTATATTTTTAAGCACATATTCTTAGGAGTGTGTGCTTTTTTACTAAGCTACAATACCCTTAGTCCATTATAAGTATCTTTTTTTCTACCATTTTCATCAAAAACTAGGTAAGGGAATAACTCGCTTAAATACTCCGTGGCAAGCCCGCACTTATTCAGCTTATCTAAGAGCGGTAAGTTGTTTTTTTCTGCAAATTTAATATAGTAGAAACATTTTTTCCCGTGTATATAGTTTCTTATTATATTTATTGTGGGCATTTCGTGGGCATGCCCGCATAATTGCGTATCCATTAATTAAGAGATGATTCTATGTACGTTTATAGGCTAACAATTATAACTATAAGTATAAAAATTACTTTGCATAAGGCTAGTTTCCATAATTAAAATATATTTCCTCGTTCAGAAAAGCTTGACTTAGCCTTTTGAAAACGCTATCATTTTATTTGAAATATTTCTCATTTTTTATAAAGTCTAAGGATATGGCTTTATTTTTTAATTCAAAAATGTTACCGGTAACATTTTTCGAAAGTTAATGATCATTTTTATCTTTTTAGGGAGGCTCATTCATGCATCAAAAAAAAATTATTTTAGGTTTAATTGGGACTACACTTGCTTGTTCTCTTTTAATAAGCACTAATCAAACGATTAGTGCCAATTCTAATGGAAAACCGGTTAATATTACTGTTGATAATAGTAAAAGTAATACAACAAAAGTTATCCAAAGCAAAATTAATAAAGTCTCTAAAGATGGTGGTGGACAAGTTAATATTGCGGCTGGTAAGTATAATGTAAAATATCTTGAACTTAAAGATAATGTCGATCTACATCTATCTGCTGGCTCTAAGATTGTTTTTTCTGATAAATTTAGTGATTTTCCAGCTATTCAAACACGTTACGAGGGACAAAATGTTAAAATGCGACATGCAGATATCTATGCTAAGAACGTAAAAAATGCCTCTATAACAGGATCAGGTACGATTGATGGTAACGGATCAGCTTGGTGGAAAATGTACAATAAAGCTAAAGAAGGTCCACTGAAAAATGCAGATAAGATTCCATTTAAGTATTCTCGTCCCTATTTAGTAGCATTTGATAACAGTTCAAAAATTCGAATTACCGGCATCACACTTCAAAATTCACCTGCATGGACAATTCATCCTTTAGAAAGCCACAATGTCTTAATTCAAGGAGTTACAATTAATAATCCACTCAATTCACCTAATACTGATGGAATAGATCCTGAATCTTCACAAAATGTAAAGATTTTAGACAATACTATTAGTGATGGTGATGATTGTATTGCTATTAAATCTGGAACTGAAGTTACAAAGCATAAAAGTGCAACAAAAGATGTTATTATCTCTAATAATATTATGAAGCATGGTCATGGTGGCGTCACCATCGGTAGTGAAATGAGTGGTGGTGTTTCCGATATTACGATAAACAATAACATCTTTGATCAAACAGATCGTGGAATTCGTATGAAGACACGTCGCGGACGTGGTGGATATATTAAAAATATATCTGTTTCAAATATCACTATGAAAAATGTTTTAACACCAATTGCTATTAATGCAATGTACGGAAAAAGTGGTGCTCAACAAGAATCATATTTATCTGATGAAAAACAAAAAGTTGATGACTCTACACCATCCATTAAAAACATTTCGCTTTCTAACATTACAGCAACTGGTGTTTCTTCCGTAGCAGGATTCGTTTACGGAATCCCAGAATCTCCCGTTGATGGGCTCAGAATAACAAATGTAAACCTCTACATGAAGAAAAATGCTGAAGCTGAGGAACCAGAAATGATTGATAACGCCCAAAAATTTGCAGATTCTGGATTTTGGTTAAAAAACACTGAGAACACGCAGCTAAGAGATATAAATATTTATGGGTCGAAGACTGGTGTGTTTGCAAATAACGAAAACAATATAGATCTTGTTCAGGAAAATGTTACTAACTCAGACCAATAAAAAGGGAATTCTAATCCATCTTGATCATAACGAGTAAAGTTTCTAGCCACGATGGTTAAGCACTTTTATATTTGAGTCATGTAAAAAAGTAAATGGTTTGACTTCAAAAAATAAGCAGACAATGTAGTATCTGTACCGATATTGGTATGGGTACTATTTTTATGCTTTCCCTGTGACCATATCAATAGTTATCATTACCGCAGAATACGTTTGAGAGCAAAAAGAACCCCCCATTTCTGGAGAGATTCTGCGAAGTTACAACTACTAAAAGAGTATTAACTAAAAGGATTATCTTAATAATAACCCTTTATCCAAAAAATGTAAACGTTTTCTTTTAATGCAAATAAAAAACTCCACCTAATCAAAGATAGAGTTCAACACTGACGAATCCATAACGGACAGTTTAAGAATACCACTAACTGTTTCAGTATGATATCCGCAAACAAAAAAAGCCCCAATCCGGTGGAGACTGAGACTTTTCGTGGTATTTCCTAAAGAAAGAGAATTGCTAATAAGCATACTTAATGATAATACTTTATTCAGTAATTGTAAACGTTTTATTTGATCACAACAAAAAAGCCCCTACCCAATTAAGGATAGAGGCACTCTTAGGAAGTGATATGCTATTACACACATCGCCTACATAATATCACAATTTAAAGCGGTTTCACACCATTATTATTTACGTCTTACCTGTAACAAAAAAACATCAATCCAATTAAGGACTGATGATTGGCGCAAACAAAGAGTAAATTATGTTTTGCAATAATCATTATACACTATCAAGGCAACAAAAAAAGCCCCAATCCCGTTAAGGACTGAGGCTAATGTTAGTGAGGTTGTTAATTCTAATGCGTTTTATATGTTAACACAGTTTAGAACGGTTTCACACCATTATTAATATCGCGTTGAATCTGTTTCCACATTAACGATGGCCGACTCACTTTACCATCAACGGGTGCACCGAGTTTACGTTGCATAGCTCGGTAAGTCACTGGACCGAAGTAACCGTCTTGAGTAACACCGACATGCTTCTGTAAGACCTTAACGAATGGTGATGGCTTACTGATTTTCCCATCTTGGTATCGCATACCGTACAGCTTTTGCAATCCTAAGTAAGTATTGTAACCCGGAATACCATCAACGACCAACTGATTAGACTTAGCTGCCTTTTGGGTAGCCACGTGAGCCGTCTGTGAGTTGCTAATTACGGCATTCTTGTCGGTGTTGGCTGTGTAATAGTTATCGTACAGTTGGCTAACGTCATAGCGCCCTGACAAACCTGTAAAGGTCATGCCCGACCAGAATTGCCAAGCATGATTACCAGTATACCGATCAGTTGTCACGTGGTACGGGTAGTAGGCAATCCAACCAGTACCATTATCAACCGTCATCTTAGTGTTAACCCATGATCCCATCGTGTAGATATCACACCGATAACCGGCCTGCTGAATAATCTGGGCAAATGCTTCGTTCGCTTGGTCATTAATTGCCTTAGATGCACCAGATTGCGCTGAACTCTCGGCATCCGTCACAATCACCGAGCCAATGCCTAGGCCGTCAACTTGCGCCTGTTGGACCGCATGACGTGCTTCGGCTTGCGCGGTGGCCACCGAATTATAGCGGGCAAAATGATACCCATTTGTATATAGTCCGGCTTGACTAGCGTCACTAATGTTGGCCTTGGCGGTCGAGGCATTCCACGTCTGACCCTCACTAATCTTAACCGTGACAGCTTTGATCCCGTAGTTATTACGCAAATTAATATACTGTTGCGTGGTGAGTGCCTGACCATTGTTATTGTAATCAGACACGTCTAGCATATCGGTGCGGGCCGCATGGGCTGTGCCTCCAATGCCAATCACTACTAAAAAAGCCACCACAAATGTGATGACTAATCGTTTAATTTTATTCAATTAAGTTACCTCCTATTGAGCCGTTGCCGTACCTGCCGTAGGTGTTAAACTGGCCACCTTGGCTTGAGCAACTGCTAAATCAGCTTGCGCTTGTTGCAACGCCGCAGCATTCACCTTTGCTTGGGCGTCTGCTTGTTCTTGGGCAACTTGTTGCGCTGTCTTTTGCGGATAAGCTGCTTCAATCGCTTGTTTTGATTCGGCGAATTGTTTTTCAACCACACTAGCAATGGTTGTTTCATCAGCCGTAGTGAAACCTAGCTTTTTGAGTTCTGCTAGGACATAGGCGACTGCTTTAGATTTCTTCGCTTCACTCGTGAGGTAATCTGTTACTCCGGCTTGTTCGGCTAGAACAACGCCTGTTTTCGCCAATGGCTCAGCAGTTTGCAGTAAACTAACTACTTTCTTGTTAGCTAGTACATGTTTGGTGACAAAGCCTCCAATCACGGGGACGACGACAACAAATAGTGACACGAGTAAATCCGCAATATTTTGGACGTTCATAATTACATTTCCTCCTTATTTCATCAAAAAGTTCTCTACAATAAATAACGCGACCGGCAAAATAATCGCCACCCACATTGTGCGTGACCACCACTGGCTATTTGATTTTAAATCCTTAATATCAGCTTCATTTTGCTTGGCTAGTGTATAAGCTTCATCGGCTTTTTTAGTGGTTTCATTGACGCTACTAGTATTAGTTTCAACCTTCACTAGGCGTTGTTGAATATCCATCAATAAATCAATCACATTTACATCTTCTTTATCGACCATGGTTTCTACCTCTACCTTGTTTTATTTGTACCAATTAGTGCGGCATACTCAGCTGCTGTGAGTAAGTGTGCTTCATTGATTTTGGCGGGGTACCCTTCACCAACGATGGTTTGATATTGATCCGGACTAATATAGTTTTCTTTCACCGTCCGTTTCATGTTTTCGATGGATAGCGTTCCCGCATCAAATGCCGTTTTGAGTTCGATAAAATTTGGAAAATCAATCATTCTTTCACCTCATTAATACGTTGGCATATACGGTGCTCGTACGTCGCCATCACTAATCATTGGTTGAGCGTAGTAAATCTTGTTACCGTTGTGTTCGTTGTTGTAGAACGAGATCCGAATCCCGGTTGTCCCGTTGGGAACTGTGATAGGATCATACGTATAAAAACGCCAACCGTGAGCATGACTTGGGTTAACAGTCGATACATTGCATACATAGTTACTATTTGTGCCCTGAAAACTAATTAGCATGCCGCCATTGAAGTCACCGTCGTCCCGGTCAATATTACCCCAGTACGACACGCATAGTTGGTGGCCGGGGTCAGGAATGTGTGATAGGTTTTGACTAATGAAGTTCCCACCGCCCGCACTTTCAATACATACCGCAAAGTTTCCATCATGGGTGACATTTGCCATATAGCACTGGTCGTTGAATCCATCCCAATTTGTTTGTCCATTGATGAACGATGAATTACGAATTAAATTAGGATGCGACTGAACCGAACTCATGATGTCGAACCAATCAAAAGCTCTCGTACTTCCTGTGTCACTCATTTCAGACAAATATTTCTGGACATCTTCCCAACTTACACTAACATTGGTAGACTGGTCAGTCCCATTGTTTAACGTGCCCCCAATACCGCTAGAATCCAGAATTCCACTCTTTTTCGTATTGGCATTGGACAAGCTAATGTTGTCCGCATACATTTCGGTGTGAATGTATGGATTGTTTTTCGTATACTCGGATTGATTGGCATAAGCATCCAATGTGTAACCCGTAGGGCTTACAACCGTCTTGAGCATGCCCCCGCCAGTCATCGTAGAAATATGCTTCAGCATGCCATCCTTAAATTCCATTGAACCTTTATACTCGTTTTGTGACTCATCAAAATAATCAAATGGCACCGTGATGTCTGGTGAATTAATAGTGGCAGAATCAATCTCGACTGATACCAACTTTGTCAACACCAATGTACTTTGATCAATCTTCGACGGCACCCACTTACCACCTGAATAGACAGAAAAACCAGTGATCTTTTGACCACTGGAATCAGTCGTTGTTTGGTACCAAAAGTCCCCGTCCTTGGGACTTGCTGGCGCTGTTGAACTCATGATGACTACCGGCACATCTTTGGAGCCTGGTTGACCTGGTAGCCCTTGAGCGCCACGTGTGAGTTGCCAAGTATACTTGGTGGGGTCCGTTGATTGAGCTTTTGTATTATCCGAATAAATCCCTAAATATTCCCGGTTGTGGGCCTGATTCTGATCAGTAGTAAAATCAGTCTTCCCATCAACACTATTAGCATAGGCAATATGGGTATGAGCATCTTGCCCATCATTACCATCTGTGCCAGTTATCTTTTGCCAGTGACCGGCATAATCGTTAGGGGCATCACTTGGCACTGGTTGATTGACCTTAGCTACAATCGCCACATAGGTTTTATCTTTAGGGCTCTGGCTCATGTTAGTCCCTTGATCATCATCAGCATAGCGAATCCAAACGTAGCTTGATGAACCATTCTTGATACCGTTAACCTTCGATTTTAATGCCGCAATTTGTGCGTCAATATCGCTTGTTAATACTTGATAATTTGTGAAGGTGACCGTCCCTTGTGTTAGATCAGTATATGATTTTTCAAGCGTTGCCACGCGTGCCGATAAGTATAGTGCTGGATTGTAGTCGTGGTCAATCATCGTCACTGTATCGCCAAGCTGTAATCTAGGGTCCATTACCTGTACATCAGCTTCATACGTGAATTGTGGCTGTGAACGAGTTTGAATCTGAGTTAGGGTCCGATTAAACAACTCTTGACTAGCAGATGTGTCATACTCATAGAATGCTTCAACAAAGCCTTGGTCGCCGGGATTGAATTGCTTATTAGCAGTTCGTGCCCGTAGAAACTTATCGCCTGTAGTCGTGTAGAAATCTCCGTCATCGTATACCAGATCGGAAAAATCGACATATTGTTGAGGTGCATTGGGGTCGGCATTTTCATCTGTGTTTTCAATTACAGACCCGATACCAGCTAATGCTGTCACAAAATCTAATCGTGTCTCTTGTTTATGAATATTGTTAAGTTCTTCATTGTAGACAATTTGAAGATTGCTTTGAACTGTCCCGATTTTCTTATAAACATCAACCACGTATTTAACTGGCACAGGTCCGTGCATTGTAATGTTGAAGATACATTCTGCATGATCGAATTCAGTTAGGACATCAAGCAATCGGGCAAGGCCTGTACTACGCCCATCAAACTTCAATGAACGTGACAACCCGTCTAGTTGATTAATGCCTAGCTCCCAATTAGTATCTTTGGTGATTAGATCGAAATAAAAACTAAAAGGGTGTGGATCAGTATAATACCAGATATCCGTAGCCTTGTTGATTAATTCAATACCAACATCATTGCAGAAAATGGTTTTGTAAGTTTGATATTCATCATAATTAAGAATGGTAAACGACCAAGGCCGCCCTTGATCATCAAGCATATTAATGTAATTTCCCGAAATCATATACTTAGCGGCTGGATCTGATTTGCTTACATCGAATTGAAATTGACTAGCACCAGCAGTTAATTCCTGATGGTGTTTGTCATTATAGAAGCTAGCCGTTGTAGCTAGTACATTTTTGGAACGATCTAATACATACAATTGCAAATAAATTCCCTCCTCTCTATTTAATTTTGATATACTAAATTTATATTTATACAAATGGGGTGTTTTGAATGCATCAAGAACGTGTCAACGAAATTCTAGAAGCCAATGATGTTCATGATGAAAAACTAGCTAAAGCTCTCTGCCAATTACTAGATGAATTTGCAACAAATCGCCAAGCCGTTGATGATATTGATAAAGGGCTAAACAGAATTTTAAGTGAAAGAAATCATGATACTCATTAAAAGTGATTGCCTTTATGGTGATCACTTTTTATTAACATTTCTTTTATTACAAATATTTTTTCCTGATATAGGCTTTAACACTGGGCGTCGAAGCAAAGTCTGAAAATAAAAACGAAATGATATTGTTGCCTGGGTACACCATAATTGACTTAGAAGCGATGTTCTGAAGTACTAGGTTTAGTGCTCCATTGACACGAGTTTCCACCTTATTTTCAGTACCACCCACACTGATTAGATCACCATCTTCAAACGTGTTAGGCACATCAACATATTCATCAACGTTTTCTTTCCGAAACCAAAAACCAAATAGCACCATGTTCGATACCTGCTCTATATTCGACCACTGGCAGATCTGCCAAGTCCAACCAGTTACCTTTTTAGTACCGCTTGTTGTTTGGTCGAAAGTAATTGTTTGACGCGCACCTGATCCACTTTCAGTGTCCTGAACATCCACTGTCCACGTATTACCGAACCGCTGAATTTTGATGGTACCCACAAATGTATTCCAACGAGGGCTGTTATCGTAATAAACGTTCTGACTATCTGAATTCCGAACCAATAGAGTAGCATTAGCATTGTTTCCTGTAACAATCTGTACAGTTACAAGCCGCTCACCGGCTGCCGCATTCAATACGATATTAACTAGTCCAGCATCGGCAAACTGGCTTTCAAATCCGATTCTGGTTTCACAAGTGAAGTTGTCTGAACCAGTCGTCCCTTGACTGTCTTCCCACATGTCTCGGTGCACTGAAGGTCCATGCCAGCCTCGATCAGTCCCTGAAGTAGCCGCACCAAAGTCGTAACCTGTTGATGGTTGGTAACACATCAGCGCCCACTTACTACGATTGGAACCAATATAGATTGATCCAACCTGTCGGATATCCTCATCAGCACCCGAAATACCACTGTTGATTTTGAATTGAGCTAAATCAGTAGCCGTCTTATCAATTGTAAATAGTGTCTCTGACTTCTTGACCTTTCCACCGTCAATCTCATTAGGATTACCAATCAAGACGCTTCGATCATGACCTGTGATACCCAAGAACCCATTATCCCCATGATTAGTCACTTCAAAACGGGCAGCTACTGGCAATGGGCC